GCAATAGTATTTGTCCCCGCCATTGTAGTAATGACGGCAGGATATTTCGCCATGTATACCTCCTATATATGAATAAATTGGTGAACGGTAACAATACCGCCGATATAGATTTGTTGCGTTTGTGGGCCTGTCGCGATTTTTAAGCTAGGTTCAGCTACGGCACTGCCTGCAGCTGTTGCAATACCACCGACATACACGCCGCCTGAATTAATAGCGTGCACATATTCGATACCATCTAGCCAGGACCGCTTATTCTTAACGAATTCCAATATACGAAGCACGCGCTCCCGTATATTGGGCGTCATCATATAACCGGACATCTGGAGTTTAAAATGGTAAGGCTTCCCGCCCTCGTAGCCCCAGTTCTCCACAACTTCGCAGTCTGAATATAGTTCGCCGATAGCTTCCTCAACTAATCCAACGGTGCCCTTTCTTCGATGCCAGGCGATAGAACTCAAAATTAATTTAATCTTTTGTTCTCTCGCTACAGCTTCATCGTAGAAGTCAACGTGTAAATGCCAGGCTAACTCATCTAGTATTGGCGTGCTTAACTCATTAAGATGCGACAAAATAGTTAGTCTATCCACGAACGGCATCAACGCCATAAGTCGCAACGTAACCACTTCAGCTAAGGCTTGAACATTAGCATCATTAGCAATCGAGCTCGGCAGCGTATCCTTTAATTTGAATTTGTAGAGATCATTCATGCTCTACACCCCCATATGTGATAGTCTTACCAGTACACTGCGCCAATTCCACTTGGTAGCCATCTTCCTTTTTGCCGTCTTTCACGACAATAAATACAGGGGAGGCTACGCTAACACGTTTAGCCCCTGCTTCCATTACACGGCGAATTAATTCAGATGGAATGATATCACGCCCTACTTTTCCGGATTGCCATTGTATATAATCCGTAACCGCCGCATCGACTCGACTCTTAATCGTGTCAGCGTAATACGAATTATCCGAATCAATGTAGTACTGAATATCGATACTATAATTCTTAGCAATTGGCGCTTTTACAGACACATTATCAGTAAGTGGCCGCACCTTCTTATCGGTGAGCGTAGCTTCCACTAATTTAATAATTTCTTCTCCGGCAATTTCACCAGATACAAGACCAGGATATACAACTACATCCCCTGGTTTAGGTGATACCACTTTTACGGAGCTAATAAGGGCTGATGCTTTTTTTGTAAAAAACTCATAGGCCCCTTCGGCCCCTGCACAAGAAAAGCTTTCAGGCGCTTCCCTAATACGTTCGCGGAACGCATCGTCCGACTCCGTATCGGCGCCACCTTCCGAGATTGTAATATTTGTTACACTAGCGATATACGGGATTGGATCCACAAGAGTGGTAATCGACCCTACTGGGTAGCCATTCCCTTTAGCTGAAGCTTCCGTACATACCGCTTTTACTTGTATCATGGTTTCAGTAGCTGATAAGTAGTAAGGCTCAGTAGTCGCGAAAAATACATTATCGCCGGAAGTAAAGCGTGTACCTTTTGGAATGGCTATGCCTTCGGGCCTTGCCATTGATGCAGTTAACTTCATAGTAGTGACTGCGCCCGTAGCTCGTAAGCGTTCCACGCCTAACGCAATACCGATATGGTCTAAGTTATTTCCCCTAGCATAGGCCAGAAGATTCTGCTTGCCCGTATCGTTGATGCGGTTTAACAATAAAATCACAATGTTAGTAATCGCTAATAGAAATAAACGAATAGGGTCTGCCGGTGCTAACTTTCGCCCAGTAACAGAGGTGTAGAGGGCGAATATTTCATTTTCAACGGCTTCTTTATCCGCCGTGACAAAGTTGATTTCAGGTAAATTCATTATTATCGCCTCCACGGTGGTAAATTAACAGTCGCCCTTATATCTACATCAGGGCATTTCAAAATAAGGTTAGCAGGTAATATCACATATTGAGCATACTCTTGATTGGCTTCTAGTAGCACGTTCATATAAGCTTCGTTACCGTACACTTTAAATGCGATACCGTCCCACATATCCCCTTGGATGGTTCTATATCGATTCATAGCCACCTACACTTTCTAGCCATTCGTCTTTTATAGCAATTGATACCTTGGGCAGTAAATGCCCTTCTTCTGCGTCGGTTGTGGCAGTACTCTCGAAGTCTACGGACACAACTCTGCAGCGTGGCTCATATTCAGTAATGGCCCGAATCACCTCCGCAGAGATTCTAGCCATTGCTACCGGTAAAGGTAAATCAATAACAGTACCATCAATACCAAATCGCCTATCAAGCGGTACAGAAAATTGCGTTGTAGAAATAATGGTTCGCACATTTTGAATAATCTCAGTAAGAATATCCTTGGGAGCAAAATCAATGCCGTCAAGACGAGCGCTTACGTCAATTTGCATTTGTATCGCCTCCTTGTTTAGGTGTGATTACAACTTTAGGAATATCGGGAGCCTCCTTCAGCGTTACATTAATAGATGCGGATAATACATTACCTCGATTATCAATCGTATTCATCGCAGCGCTTATACTGGTAATTAGTAATTTATGCTCACTAAATGGTTTACCATTAATAATCAACTGCTCGGCTTGCCCTTCTTGGCACATCTTGGCCACTGCTTCAATTTCTTTTAAAGGATCAACGCCCAATAGCTTATTAAAGTTCATTGTAAAAGAAATTTCATCCGCATCAGGCCCCAGGAATTCAAGTATTGGCTTTTGCCCTATGATTTCGTGAGACGCTGTTCGTGCACTGATATTCCGTGCCAACGCATCGAACGTACGCACCGTATGGGAGGATGCCACAAACACAATTTTTCCAAAGCTTCCTAATTGACGTTGCGGCAAGTATCCACCCAGGCCAAACTTATCCGCTAAATTAGATAGGCGAGAGTAAGCCACATCGCCTAATTGCGTATTTTGTAAATTCTTTAAACCTTGTGAATTAAGATTCTTCTTATAGTTGGCAGCAGTACTACCTAATTTACTAAATAAAGATATGTTACTCACCTCCTATCCATTCGGCGTGCCTGTGCTTCCGCCTCCAGGAACAACACCACCGTGCGTGTGAGACACTAAACTAATTCCGTTAACCACTACGTCCCCTGAAGGGGCGTTGATAGTTAAGTTGCCAGTACAATTAATAACGAGCCCTCCACCGTCCGCATCATAGGAGACGGTCGAGCCGTCCGCAAATTTGATGCCGTGGATATTCTGCCCATTAAAATAGGGCTTATCCTTGGCATTATACGTAGTGCCTAAGATGTAGCCCTGGGACAAATTATTATCTTGAGGTAGAAATAAACACAATACCTGTTCGCCAACACCTGGCATCCAGTAATGTTTATTATCTTGTGATCCGTGTGAAAGTACTTCGAGTGGATACGATACTAAATCATCGCGGTCCGGAAATGTTACTCTTGCCGTCATGGTAGCGGGGTCAGTACTAGATACGATGCCGTCACGAATTAAATTTTTTAACGCTACACTAATATCCATCTAGGCACCTCCTTATATCTAGGCTTTGTGTATATCCGCCCCCTACCTTATGGGAGCATTTACTAATGATATACTTACCGTCGAATTTACCGAACCCTTTTAAATTGATTGTGGCTGATGCAGCCAATACGATATGGCCAAGCATAGCAACAGAACCAGTAATTTCATTCTTGTTCTTTTCTCGTAGCTTTTTCTTGGCCAAGCGTTCCGCTTCCGCCTGTGTTTCACAACTTTGGTTAACTTGCAATATCTTACCTTGTGTTTTGTTAGGGTCCTTGAACGTGAATTCAATATTACTCTTTTGTTTAGTACTCTTATGCTTTACGTGACAGCCCCAATACACATCCTTTAGCGATGTCTTTAACGAGTAGCTACCCTGATAGGGGATGATTTCCCCTAGTTCCTTAATTTGTTCTTCTGTAAGGTCCGTAGGCATTGGTCCCTTGATTAGCGTTGCAACTACTTTTTCTGTTTCGAATTTTGTTTCATCAAAAATAATCACTTGCTTATCTGAAACCTTTAGCGCCAGTCCATTATCCTTACAGACTTTCATTAAGAATTCTAAATCAGATTGGTCCGACTGCTCGACCCTATCTAATTTGATTGTTTCGGGTGTATCATAAAACAATTCAAGCCCCGCACCTTTTGCGAGCTCCTCCGCAACAGATTTGAGTGTAGTCTTCTCCCATGACTTACTCTTCAATTCCCCTCTTAACTTGGATTCATCTGGAACACTAACAGCCCCTATAGTGACCTCGTGCGGTGGGTTTTTACAAGTAATTTCATCAATTTCAAACTGCCCGCATTTCATTTCTATCTCGTCCCCGAGTTCATTCCAATTATGAAACACGATTGATGCGGTCAACTTAGCCCCTTTTTCAGGAAACCAGTCAGACATCCAAAGCTCTTCTATATCGTGTAGTGTGATTGATATATCGTCAGCTTCTCCAGACATTACATCGTTAAAGCTGAAATCCTTTAAATAGGGAACTAGGTCTTGTGTTATGTCCTTTTGGTCATAATGCAGTTTGACAGTAACGTAACGCAAATTACTAGGCATAGCTTACACGCCCCTTCCGGTTTTGGATTTCGGCAAGGCGTGCTTCTAGGTCATCCAACGCTCCGCCTACTGCACTTTTAATTTGTTGCACCGCACTTGCATCGGCATTACCATTAATAGTGATGTTGATCGGTGCGGAGACAGATACAGCGGAGTTACCTTCACTAGGTAAAAGCCCCATCATAGCACCAGTTTGACGCCATAAGGCTTCGGCCCTAGGTGTACCATTGATAGGAATGGCAGCTTCATCAGATTCTTCGGCAAACGTAGTAAGGAACGCCCCTTTACCATAAATACCGCCTTTCGCGTTATGCTGTACAGATTGCCCATTTGCTGTCGCTGAGCCTTCTATTCGTGCTTGAATTGGTCTACTGAAAATGGATCTAACCCATTCCCATTTTTCACTAATCCAATCAAACAACCCTCCGAGTTTACTCATAACCCAATCATAAAATTGGCCAAGTGCCGCCTTAGGGTCTTCCCATAATAGAGTGAACCATGCTTTTACGTCTTCCCAGTTAGCAATTAGGCCCATGCCTGCATAAATAAGCCAGCCTATTGGCCCCGTCATGAACGCGATAATTGCTGCAGTAGGAGATTCCCACATCGAAGTACAGAATGCAGATACGGCGTCAAAATTATTTGATAGCCAAACTAACGCTGCTATTAAAGCGACCACGGCAATAATTACGAGCCCTATTGGATTGGCGCTCATCGCTGCATTGAGTGCCCATTGCGCAGCAGTAGTTGCATACATTGCAATACTACTTGCTATCATGCCGGCCCTATGGATGCCTGATGCAATAGTACTTCGAATCGTAGCTACACGTTCCGATTCCATCATAAGCTTATAAGATGCTTGTGCTGCTATTACACTATAATAGACTGCTCGAGCTGCTTTATAGGCAATTACCATGCCGGCTACAGCTACGCTTGTTTTGATTATGGCTTCCGTAAGCTCCGGATGTTGCCCCGCAACCTCAGCGACGTAAGCAGCTTCATTTGCAAGAGATTCACCTAGTTTTGCTAGAGTAGGTAACATTGTGCTACCGATTGCGATTGCTACTGATTCAGTTGCAGATGAAAGTTTAATTAGTGCTCCGCGTGCATTATTTTGCATCGTATTAGCCATTTCCTCAGCAGCGCCGTCACTGTTTTCAAGTTCCTTCGTTAAATTATCTAACGCATCAGGTCCTTGATCAATAACAGATACCCAAGCTGATGCGGCATTGGTACCGAAGATAGTAGCAAGCGTAGCAAGCTTTTGTTCCTTACTCATATCCTTGGTCTTATCTGCTAAGTCGCGAACGATAGCGCTCATCTTACGTGGTCCGTTGGTATCATTCATAGAAATACCTAGACTGTCTAGTGCGGCTTTGGCTTCTTCTTGTTGCGCCGTGGCTTCACTTAATGATAGCCCCATTTCCTCAATCGCTTTAGTCGATTTAGAGGAAGTTCCTGCCAAACGCAAGAACCCTGAACGTAATGCCGTACCGGCTGCAGATGCTTTAATACCACTGTTGGCCATAAGACCCGTAAGTGCAGCCGTTTCTTCTAAGCTTGCGCCAAAGGCATGAGCTACTGGTGCGGCGTACTTCATTGTTTCGCCCATCATTTCGACAGTTGTATTTGTCTTGGTGGTAGTTTTAGCAAATACGTCCGCCATATGCCCTGCGTGTTCGGCACTTAATCCAAAGGCAGTAAGGTCATCAGATACGATATCAGCAGTACGCGCTAAATCCGTATTACTTGCCGCAGCTAAGTTCAAAAGCCCGGGCATACCTGCCATGATTTGTTGAGAGTTCCAACCCGCCATGCCTAGATATGTCATGGCTTCGCCTGCTTGTGTGGCGGAGAACATAGTTTTTTGCCCGAGTTCGCGAGCGGTGGCCGTCAATTGTTGCATTGCCTTATCGTCGGATACGGTGATTGCTTTTACCTTGGACATCACTGCTTCAAAGTCTGCTGCTTTAGATAGCATTCCAACGAGCGGAGCGGCCATTACAGCAGTAGTAGCCATAGTACTACCTAAATCACTACGAGCGCTTTTAGCATTAGCATCTGCGGCAATTTTATTTTGCATTGCTTTTCTGAGTTTTGCGTCTTTAGCTGCCGTTTGGTCTAGCGCCTTACCAACTTTCTCTGTTGCATTGCGGTACGAGTCCATGGAAATAACGCCTTGCTTTAATGCAGAATCCAAAGCTCTTTGCTGCGCTTTCAACTCGGTCATTTGCGAACCGTACTGCGTCAATGTGCCTTTGGCTTGTTGCATGGATGTTTTAAACCCTTGTGCTAAGGCGCCGTTTATAGCAAAAGCAATCTCAAATACTTTACCCGCCATAGTTCCTCCTTTCTTTTAAATTTATATACGCAAAAAGCGCTTGATGGATTAGTCCTCTTCCTCCCTCAAGCGCTTTTCATCTTCAAGAACAAATTCTAAATCGTCTATCCAATCTGCTATTTCAGCAATTGGAGTAGACATCCAAAAGTCTATGCCTCCGCACTCTCTAAGTCGGATGGCAATTCTTCGGCATTGTTGTCCGGGAGAAGTCCCATTTTCTCTACCGAACCACGCAATAAAAAAACGCTTACCTCTGCGCACATTTCAGTAAATTCAGAGATTGGCATTGTCATTAATACCTTTGCACTTTCCTTTAATGCTATGGCGGCAACTTCTGCCTGAAACCGTTTAGAAAATGTAACGTCTGGGGTCATATCGCCTTCACGGCGGACACGAAGTTCCGCCTTTGTGAAGTCAAACCCAGTTAAATTGTTCAAACCATCAATTAGTTTTTCGCGATCATATGTAGCCATTATTTACCCAATGCCTCCCTTACGGATGCTAAGTAATCAACACCATTGATTACACAAACATAGTTGAATTTATCAATTTCAGTACGAGTTTTACCCCCGACAGTCATTTTGAAATATACAATTTCAAACTCTGTAGAGGTATCGGTTTTACTCGCCTGTTCAAATTTGCCAAGACCAATTTTCTTAGGCATCACTTTAGCATATACGCTAACTGCTTCAGGCACTAATTCACCTTTTGCAGAATCATATAATTGTTGCGCACCACGAATTTCGATATCATGCACCTTTTGACTAGCCAGGTCTGTCACATCTTTGTCAATGGTATTCCATTTAATGGACATGTTCATAGCCTTAGTTTGACCAAGTACACCCAAATCAACTTCGCCGGCAATGCCTGCGCCCTTGATGGTATCGCTGATAAATTCGATATCAGGTAAGGTTACGTCGGCGTAACCATATAATTCTCTGCCCGAGCTAAAAATGGCAAAGTCAATCAACTTATCTCTATGTTTAGCCATGAGTTACCTCCCTTTTAATTAAATAATGTGCTCATGTAAGACGAATCATATTCTTGAATAAAGTCGATTTCACGAGCCGGTGTTGGCACACCTAAATATACATGGAATCGATAAATTCCGTTCAACAAATCTGTTGTAGGGTTTTCAGATTCCAAGAACTCAACACGAGCCCCAAGAAGCGCGCCGGATGCTACGTGGCCATTTAGCCAAGCGTTGGCACTGTTCACAACGTTATTAATCAAACGCTTGTTCCCTGGGTCGTCAATTTTAGACCAGAAAGAAGTAATGAGCGTATTGGATACCCAGTTAAACATACGACGTACAGGGATAAAGGAATCCTTAACGTCTGTATTAGATGGATATGCCGTTGTACGGTTGCCCCAGGCTCTCCATCCGCCGATGAAATTAAGCGCAGTAACGACGCCTTGGCCGTTCAAGTAAGCTGCTTCATCTGGGCCTAAGTAGATTTCAGTACCGTCTTTTAATACGGCGCTATCTGCTTGCAAGGACTCATTGGACGGAGACTTGTAAGGAATATCGTCATATTTGGCGTCTGTCTTAGCCATAAGACCCGCGAGTTGTGTGGATAAATGGAATTGACGATTAGCTAACGCTACTTTTGGCCAACATAAGATTTGACGTTCATCAACGTAGTTCTTTTTATTTTTCCATTCACTAACTGCAGTTGCCTTTTTAATTTCATCAGTAGGTGCATCGCACAAGGACATAGCTTGGAACATACCATTAATAGTAGTTTCCTTTGCTTTCATTACGGCCGCCACAAGCGTATTATGAGACCAACCAGGTGCCAATAAATTGCCAGGGATTAAGCCAAATCGTGGGAATACTTCATTGATAAGTTCCAAACCCTTACGCTTGCCTTCTGTATCCACACCGCCTACGATGTCATCTGCCGTTACCATAGATGGGTCCACGTAATCATAAGATACCCAAACAGATGTTGCGCTATTAAGTGCCCCTGTAGATACAATCCCAATAAGCAATTTGCCTTCATCGTTAAATGTCGCAGTGTAATCAACATTGATAGTTGACGCCGCTCCGCCATTGGTAGCAGATACTTTTAACGTGTTAAGTAATACAGGGTCTTCAATTGTGACGACTTTATCCTGGATTTGTTTTTGCGTGGATGCCAAAGTCTTCTTATGTTTCTTCGGATCAAGAACATTGATAAAAACTACTGGCGCCATCCCGAATAAAGAGAATTGGGAATACATAGCTTCACACAACGTGTATTTATCCCATTCTTTAGAGTAGCCCAATTGAGTAGTGGCAGATGCGTAGTTGTAGCACAATACGGCTTTATTAGCTTCCGCTGGGTCCGTAGCTAAGTGCACAGGTGCGGTGCCAACATAAACCGGTAAGGCTGCCGTAGCTTCTGTCATAGAAATAAGAGAAGTAGGTACCTCTCTTGTATAAATTCCGTGTCTATAGTTTCCCACTATCTACGACCTCCTTTTTTAAATGCAAGGTAAGCGGTGTTCATCGCTGTACCTTCTGTTGCTAATTCTTGTTGTGCTTCTGCAATCTTATTGATTGGCACAAATAATAAGCGTAACATTGCTTTATCTTCACCTACCGTAGCAGGAATGCCGTCAATATAAACGGTGCCTGTGGAAAGACCTAATTCAGCACTATTAGGGCCTAAGTAGATTACTTGTTTAGCATCTTTAGATGTAACTGTTTTTTCCGCAGTCTCAATTGCTTCATTTACAACTTCAACTGGTGCATCAGCTTTTGCCATTAAATAATCATCTCCTCTCGTATTTGTTCGATATCATATTTAACCGTCATAAATCCCTCCCAATACGGATACGCTTGATCCGGAGGGATGTCGGTATCAATTCCGTGTTTATCATCCAGCACTAAACGGTATCGCTTAGCAATAACAGGATGAGCCAGTAATGCTTGCCGTGTGGTTTCTAAGAAATTAGTAATCTCCATCCAACCCTTTTCCACGTCCTCGGAGTACACGCCATGGATTAGAAACAATTGGACAGTTGACCCCTGCAAGGTATCTTCAATCTTATTAATTCGAATAACAAGATGTGGATATTGGTCCTCCTTGGATGATTCTTTCATTTTTAAAAATCCCGGTACAACCAATAAAGGATTCCCCTTTACTTGTGCGTCATCGCTAAAATAGTTAGCGTGCACTTTCTTTAGAAATTCTCCCAAATCGGTTGCTAATTGCGTAGGTGTCATCGATTACCCTCCTATTAATGCGTCGAGCGCGAGTTCCATTTGCTTTTGCAATTCCTGCTCTGCTTTATTCCCAACAAAAGCGGATATCTTGGCATCACCTAGTATGCTTGGTACTGATGGGCCGTGAAATTGCCCTATCGGATACCTGTCTGCACCCTTACGATACATCGCCCCGATATGTCCACTCCTCATACGAGCAATAAAAGCATTAGGAATTGGCCCTCCGCCACCATTCCGCATTACTTGTGCTTTGACTATACGCCCTCTCCGTTTAGGCGGACTTTTTGGCGTAACTTTGAATTTAGTAAGAGCGATTGGTCTACCCTTTGAACGAATAAAGGCAGATAAAGTCATGCCTGCCTTATCCACCTTTATGGTTTTATTAATATTTGCTTTAGTAATTAGATAGTCCTCGTTAACACGATCAACTGTAGCCTTTTTGATTTTAGGCAACGCTTTGTTGATAGCTTTTGCAGTAGTCTTCGGAGTACCAACAACTAATGCGTCTATCTTAGCCAACCCATTTTTAAGCCCTTTTATGTCAATAGTTACACTCACGAGTTATTCCCCCTAAGGACAATGCTTAGCATACCCATGTCATCTTCGCATGATTGGACCAACATAATGCGACCGTCAAAGCGAAAGATTTGATTGTACTCCGGCACCTCAGGTAAATCCCGCTTGGCCACGTGTACTATAATCGTGTCGTAAATCAGCCCATCAATATCCTGGCCCATGATTTCGACATGCTGCTTATCGGTAAGACCTTCCGCCACAGCATAGCACTGCGTACCATTTAGATTATGTACTTCGGCAAATTCATTGGAATTGATAAACACCTTTTCAATGTCATTTTGCGCAAAGTCCTTAAATCCCATGATTATTCACCTAAGATATTGATGAGTTCTTCACGAGTAGCGTTTTCCGGAACATCCAATTGTTCAGCAGAGGCCATTACGCGAAGTGCTTCATCAGATAAGAGTTCCAAGTTGACGTCCGCATCAGAAGCAAGGATATCGGAAATCATGTCCGCCTTTGTGGCTTTGCTTGCAAAATCAAGTCCAATAGATTTACCATAATCGGCGATATCCGCATTCGTCATAACGCCAAGAGCTACGGCTAACGAGTCTTCTGCATTGTTTTTATCATCATCACCAACTACAACAGCTGCGCCTAAACGAATTAGGCGCTCTTCTTCATCTGCAGTTAAATCAGAGATAATATCACCAGGATTATACACATAATCGCCGGTATTAATCGCGTGCTTAGCTTGTACAGGCATTAGTCTTGCCTCCTTTCAATTACAATACGTCCGCTACGAAGTAGGAATCTACATCAAATGGAACGTAAATAGGACGAGATTGCAATTCTAAGAACACCGCATCAGGGTCACGATTAACCAATCGACGTAATACATATTCACCTTCATAGGTTACAAAGTCCATACCTTCACCAGGGATGATTGTATTAGCGCCATACAATTTAGTGAATTTAGCCATATCAGAAGCTACCAACAATTTACCGGCAGGTACCATTTCTTTTTCTTGGCCATCTGTTGGATCAACATAGTAATTATCGTAAGTAAACACATTACATTGAATTTGACCGCCCATGAAGCCAACATAAACAGCACCTTCTGCCATTTGTTCAAATTGCAAAAGGCCCATTTCTGTACGACGGTTATCGAACAATGCTAAGATTTTTTTATCAGATAGCATTACTTCTAATGTTTCAGAGTTCATGACCAACGTATTTGGATTAAAGCCGGATGCTTTCAAACATTTCTTTTTCCATTTGATGATGTTGGCCACAATTTCTGCTGCAGATTGGCCCCAACGTGCAGTACCAGATAATGTTTCTTTATTTGTGAAATTAAAGTCTACAACGTCATCAATGCCTTCACCTTTAATGTGTGCTTGGCCATTGAGTAATACATCGGCAGCCATAACTTCTTGGGAACGTACCAAGTTATCTTTTAATTCTTGCGTATCTTGCGCCAAGAGTTGGATTGCACGTTCTTCAGGAGTTACAGTGCCTGCAAATGGCTGTTCACCAGCTAAACGAACCTTGATATCGTTTTCAGTGATAGCACGTTTTTCTTTCTTTTGTGCTGGTTTGTAAGTAGTTGTAGTCATGCCTGTGCGTTGAGATAAAGGTGCTGTAGAGTTAGGTGCCACCCAAGGTGTAATAGTACGGCGACCTTTTACAATGTCAAAAGAAACTGTTTCTGTTAAGAATGTTTTTGTATCTTTGAAAAATAAGTCTTTCAAAAAGGATGGCACATCGGGAGTACGACGAACCACCGCAGCAAGTGTTTTTGGTGCGTAAATATTATCCATGTATCCTCCTTATTAACGGAAATAAATGTTGCGGGCTTCAGCTTTCGCCGTGAAGTCTTCCGCTGTTTTGCCAGAAGCAAATACTAAATTCGCTGTAGCAAATTCACCTGTTACAGCAATTTCGGCTACTACATCGCCTTTCGTAGCATCAATATCAGCTAACGCTACACCGTATACATCTGTATCCGCACGTTTAGCTTTTTTAGATGCAGCTTCAAATTCTAATACTGTACCTGCCTTAATTACTGAGGCATCTTGACCAATTGTTACTTTTTTTGTAACGACTGGCATTTGTGTGCCAGCAATTAGGGGTTTGTACTCTAACTTTTGTTCTTCCACATATGGCATATTATCTGCCCTCCTTATTTCTTATTGCGTGCTTTCATTACACGATCAACAATTTGCATTGTTTTTTCAGAATCATCGATATCCTCGTCAAGCACTTGACCAGGGACCGTGTCAACTTGATTAGATGCATTGTTAGCATCTTGCATTAATTGCTGTAATTGATTAGTTGGTTGTTCAGGTTGTGGCATATTGAGTAATTCAACAGCTACATCTTGAACAGTAGCGTATGTTTCATATTTAGCGCGATTGATTACCTCTGCGCGTGCTTCGTTATTAATCCCATCAAGAGCTTGTAAACGTGCACGTTCAGCAGCAACACCCGCATTAAATACTTCATCATATACGTCCGCATAATCTGTACGTAACAATTCAGTAGTTACTTCCATTGGCTCCTCTCCTTTCTCTTCATATTTATCAACAGGCAACCCTTTGAGCACATCCATACTCATCGGTAAGCCATTGACAATTAAGTCAGTGCCTTTACGGCAGGCAACCATTTGCAAGGATTCATCTACACTTGTGCAGAACCCTTTCTCCAATGCTTCCCTTGCTGTTAACCAAGTTTCGTCATCCATCATGGTTGCGATTTCTTCACGAGTTAACCCTGTGCGGGCTTCGTAAATATCGATAAGATTTTCTTTTGTTTTACGCAATGATTCTGCAGCTTTTTCAAAATCATCAGCTTCACCAAATGCATAGGAACTAGGGTTATGAATCATCATTTCACTGCCTAGTGCCATATGGATTTCATCCCCTGCCATTGAAATAATAGAGGCAATGGATGCCGCTAGGCCTTCGATAATAACAGATTTCTTATTTTGTAAAGCGCGCAATCGGTTGTAGATTGTAACGCCTGCAGATACTTCACCGCCTACAGAGTTAACATGTAATACGATGTTTTGAGACGGATCCAAGCCTTGGAGTTGTGATAGTACGTTAGAAACGCCTGTATCCTCGTCCCAATAACTGGCCCCATTCACGACTACGCCGTAAATGTCGACGTCAATCGTCTCCGCTTCCTGAATCAGATTTAGCGGAGTTCGAATTTTGAACTGAAATTTGTTGTCCTTGTTCATTCAACAATCCTCCTTCATCCATAGATTGGTGTTCACGAATACGTTGTGGTAAGATTTCATTTTCATAATCCATACCGGTAAGCTCTGCCGCTTCCTTAGCACGAGTACTAAATGCATTCTTAACACGAATTTCTGCCGCAGTAGCTTCCTTCTGTGGGTCTAATTGGCCTTGTGAAGGTCCGTACCACTCAGCACCTAGCCACGCCTCTCGGATGATTGGATCATCAAAGAAACCTGGCGCATCAATGCGACCTAATAGAATGGCCATTGTAAGCCACTCTTCGTAAATAGGATTGCAAAATTGAGTAATAAATTCGGAACGTTGCGTTTCAACAGACTTCCAATATTCGAGTAACGCCGCCCGTGATGCGGAGTAACTTTGACCAAAGTGCTTAACTAAAATTTCATAGGGAATTTCTAACGCTGCACCTACGTGGCTAATAAGTGAGGACGTAAAGTCCGCAAAGCTCGAAGGTATTGGAGTTTTTTCGGCCACATTCACTTTTTCACCAGGCGCCAATACATTTACCGTACCGTTACCTAATTCGATTGTTTCATCGCTTTCGGCATCCACTTGATCATCTTCATCAATTGCTGTCCCCAGCGACATGTCGTCCGGCGCTTCCGATTCGATGAAGATTGCCATCAATGCATTAACTAATACTTTCATGACTTCCGCATCATTGTACCGACTAAGCACTTTCAAGTCCTCAATTACTGGGGACAATATTGGAATACCACGCAACTGGCCGCTTCGCTCAATCGTCATAACTTGAATAATATTCCGTCGCCCAGTTTGTGTTCCGTACTTCGGAATATATGTGTAGTCATGATCATCGTTAAAAGAGTTGTACAGCTTATTTAATACGTAGAATCCAACGGCTGCGCCATATTTATTGAACTTAACACCGTGAATGACATCGTTATTCTCATCTTCCTCGCGCCCTATATATTTAGGCGGAGAAGCTACAAGAATCGATTCAACAATCTGCAATCGCAATGGATATGGGTTCTTATCCGTTTGATTAAGCAACAATGGTAAATTTACAAATGAATCGCCGTACAATAGCTTTTCATAGTACACTAAAGCCTGAATTCCGTAGAAATCGGTCTGTTCACGCGCATCGCAGTGCTTGGCCCACATTGCAAATTCACGTTCGGTCTTACGTTCCCAAGCGTTCTTTTCTTCGAACGTTAACCCCAACTCCTCGTAGCGGATATTAGCCTTAAATCGTAGGCCCGGACCAATAACATTGGTTTTATTCGTCTTTAACGCACCCGCTGCAATCGGTGTACCTTGTTGTAGGTCTACAGATCTTGCCCGTAGCATCCTAAAGTTAGCATCGATATCATGCCTTGCATCTTGAGAGTTAACCAGGTACCCCTTTGCGCTAGACTTAAAACTGTTAGCGCCATGATTAGAATAGCCTGAGTTTGTTTTACTCCCAGAATACTGCGTTGATTTGTGCCTTCCTGCTGCGGTTTTCATAAACTGTTTCTTACGTTTACTCATATATCCCGCGGAATGACACGATATGCACGCCGTCGAGGTCTATTCTCGAGCCTTGCTACTTCATTACGCCAAAAGTTGATGCGGTCTTTCACCTCTTGCACATTCGCACGAGTTAACCGACGATTACCAATGGTGTACTCTTTGCCCGTTGCCAATGCTAAATCCGCCTCTAGCCACGCCTGTAAATGCTCTTTTGCCTCATATATTGTCCATTCTGCCATCCTTTCACCTCCTTTCAGGCATTAAAAAAGCGCCCATGTTGAGCGCTTAGACTTGTGCCACTCACGGAATCCACCGCGTGGCACAGTCACTATATCTTGATGCCTCCTCCTCTAACACGTCGTCTCGTTCGTTTCTTCGGTGCCTCGCCCGCTTTTACTACTCGCGCCGTATTCTGATACGGCGTA